ATCTTCGGTAAAAATAGGGCTATTGCTGTGCGCATCCACCTTGACCGTATAGTCTTTGGTGAATTGTTCCGCAATAAACTTGTTGCCGTATTCGTCCGTATAGTGGGTCGGGTCGTAGGCTTGCTTGAGTTTTAGATACAGCGTGGCCAGTTTTTCCAAAGAATCCTCGACAATTAGCGCCCGTTTTTTGGCTCTGGACGAACCCAAACGCGCCAACTGACTGGCGTGACCGGCGCTTCGCACCCCGGCTTCGCCCTTGCCTTCTAGGAAGTTTCCGATGCCAGAGGCTTCGCCGAACATGGCGTCCACTTCGTGAATGACTTCAAACAGTTCTGGCGGCATTTGCGGCGCCATACGGTCGACTTTGGCGTTCGGCATATCCGTGGCCAACAGGCCGCCGGCGCGGTTTAGCGCAAAGTTCTTTTCATCTAAAATGCCCGTAAATCCAGTTAAAGCCGTCGGGGGGTCGACTTGTTTTGCAAGCAAATCAAGTATTTCCGTCATTCTGCGATTACGCAGTTGTTGCAGGAAAACCAGACGTTGCACTTCGGATTGCCCCCAGTAGTAGTCGTACTGAGGGTTCGGGCAAATCTGAACAAACGGTAACTCACCTTTGAGGAATACCGTTTCACCCGGACGGTCGTAAATGAACACATCGGGGTCGGCCATTGTCACAACGCGGTAATCTAAGATGTCCGAATCCCAGACCCAGAGTTCGTTCATCTTGACGGTTTCTTCGGCAACGCGGGCCTTGTAACGGTTCATTCCGTACAAATCGAGGTTGACCGTACCGTAAATGGTCGGGTTGGTTTGGCTCATCACAATCCGGTCTAACCCTTCCGGCACATCTTCGGTCTTGGTGTGATACCCAGTTTGGATGCGCTTTAGGATGGATTCGCGTTGCGGATGGCTGTAAAGACGCGCCATCAGTTCGGATTTTGTAATGTAATACGTTTGGACTAAGGCTTCTTGCCGGTCGGTGTACGCCGTATCTTCGCGTAACACGCCCATCGACGCCGGCTCGATCATGTACGGGTAGATGCCGTTGTTGTAGACCAGTTTGACGTACGTGGTGTTGTACACCAGTGACCAGGTCAAAGCAGAGCTAAATACTTGATCTGCATTGGAATCTAACCAGTCGTCGTTCAACGACATGGTCAATCGCGGCACTTTGATTTGTTCTTGTTCCGGTACTGAGGCGCCAAGGTTGATGCTAAAGCGCGTGGTTTCAGCGGAATACAAAAAACTAGTCAATTGGTCAACGTGGGGGTAAATCTTGTTGAAGATGGCGGGGGACTCATTCGGTCCCGCGCCAAACAAATACCAACTGCGCAGACTGGAATAATCCCCGACGCGTTCATCCCGGCTGACCAGACACTTGTCGATCAGGTCTTTTAGGAAAAACTCCCGCTCTACATGGTCTTTAGGTATGCGCATTATTTGTTAATCTGCAAGTTTTGATGGTCAGGTATATAACTCGCGGCGCGTGGTCCTGTCAAGTTTCCGGCGTCGCGGGGGTTGATGCCGGCAGACTCGGCTTCCTTACCCAAGGTTGGACCCACGGGTTTGGAGTATTTGCCGGACAGAATGGACTTCATGCTCATGCCTTGGCCTTGGCCACCCCAGATGGCAGAGTCGCCGGGACGCGGCTCAGGACGGACGGCAGCGGACTCCACTGGCGCGGTGGGCGTTTGGTTGTTACGGGTGTAGTAGCCTTGTTGGGATTCGCCTTCTTTGGCCGACTTGATGTTGGTCATGTTGTAGTCCATAGCCAACTGTTTGGCGGTCTTGTCGATGCCTTTGGTTTTGTCTCCGATTAATCCGGGGGCTTGCAAGAACACTTTCATTACTTCTTGCTTACAGCGTTTGCGGTAGCACTTGGCTTCCGTTGATTCAAAGTACCCGTGGGTTGGGCATTTCCAGTCGTGTAACACAGCCATGTTATTTCCCTCTTAGTTGCTCATTAAGATTGCGATGTGAATAATCATTACGATTTTGGATTCCAATTTTAATTTTCAAGCCGTCCGGCGTGAATTCAATCCGTCTAACCTTGCGCATACTGGGTTTTGGCACCTTGCGATACTCCAGGTATCGGGTGCCATCCATGTTGCGCATGACGGCGATTTCGCCGCGTTTATAGCGGTTGTAGGCCAGACTGACCCGACGTTGGACGTTTTCCGTCAATGGATTGCGCCGCTCCACGAATACGTCGTGGATATAATCCTTGTTCAATCCCGCCAACTCTGCAAACAACGCCAGGCTAATCCCACGGTTTTTATCAGCCAGAAACCGGCGTATGGTTTCAAGCAGCTCCGTCTTTGGGATGATGGGTTCGTTAATCATGTGCCGAACATCCCGATGGCCTTGAGATAGTTGGAGACGTTCTTGCCGACCGCCACTTCCTCTGGGGTTACTTTCTCCATTGCTTTGGAGACGTCACGGGTCAACTTCATGGCAATCAGTTTCGGCTGAACCTGTTCGGCAAACGCGGCAACCGCTAACCCTGTGGCCATCACGCGGTCATCTTTGTTGCGACCGGACGCTTCGATGTGGGAACCGTCGCGGACAATTGTTTTCATTTCCTCAAGCAAGTCCATCGAGTAGACGGCCAGTAATCCGCGCTCAAAATAATCTTTGAAGTAGTTGAGCATCCGCTCTTTGGACGAGGAAGTTGTCAACCATCCGATGGAGTTAGACGGACCGCCTAGGGAGTCGTTACGGCGCCAGATGTAGTTGGTCATGGAGCCATAGACGTCCATGAGGCTTTTGCCGGTGGCACCGCCCATAGCGGACGCCTGACGGCGTAAGTTACGCATTTCGTTAATGACGGCCTGGCCTGGCCCATTGACTTCAAGATTCAACGTGGAGTTTTTGTACGCGCCGGCCAAGTGAGCGATTACCCACGCAAATTGGTAGGTATTCATCTCACTGGTCGCAAACTCGGCGACTTGTTCCATTCCGTCGGAGTAACAGCGATAAACTTGAATACAGAACCGGTCAGCCCAGTCGGACGACCCATAAGCGGGGTCGGCGCCGATGACGTAATAGGCGGTGTCTATGGGTTCTTCCCAAATGCACAACGTAGCCAATCGTTCTGTGGACTTAACCACGTTGGTGTCTTGGAAGTTGGAGCCGAACGTATAGCGGTAAAACTCACACCCAATCTTCTTGGCAATCTTAACCGCATCGGTACATCGAGCTGTGGAGAAGAATCCAAGGCCGGACTGTATAAACGCATAGTCTTCGGTTGGCGGAAACTCTTGCATCATCAAGGCTTCGTCTTTCATGCCTTCCAACAATTTCCATCGCCACCACGCCATCTGACGGGAATTGACTTCGTAGTTGTACAGTTTTTTAATGTCCTTGGTCCATTCCTTCTCTTCCGGCGTAAGTTTGCCGTCCCAGTACACGCGGTAAATATCGGACTTGGCATCGACGGAATAAAACTCATTGCGCCACCAACCGCAGAAGATGGCCTTCTGGGTTCTGGCTTTCTTAGCGGTCATGTACATATCGTGGAACATATTGAACCCACGAGCGGTCGACTCGAATATATACAACCGGTTGGGATTCTGTTCGGCAAGGGAGGCCAACAAGGACGCCAACCCTTCTTCATCACCCCAAGAGGATGTCTCGGTACCGTGTAAGTACGTGATGGCTTTGCCGCGACCAAGTGAACCCTTGGCTCTCAACCCGGCCACCTGGTAGAACAACCGGCTGCGGTTACGCAGACTAAACTGGTTACGGTTATGCGCAATCAGGGGAATCTTATATTCTTTGGGCAACCCGTCCATATACATGGCTAGGGTCGACCTAAACATATCCCGATTCTCTTCTGTATCGGTCGTGAGCGTCCCCTGTAGCCCTGCGTGGATGAAGTGCCAGTACAGGTCGAGGGCAAGTGTTATCGTCGTAATGCCCAATTGACGGCCTTTTAAGATAACAAAGAAATGTTTATCTTCTTCCAGTCCTTGGGTGATTTCATCCATGACGTAGGTCTGGGTACCCAACAATTTATCCATTCGTTTTAGGCCATGCTCTTTGGTCTCAATCTTTAATTGAGAACAGAACTCATAAAACTGTTTGAGATTAAATTTCATTAGTGTGAGGTATCCGTATTTTCTAATTTCTGAATGTATACCTGAGCAATCAGATACCGTCGGTAGGTTTCTTCAAAGTCGCAATACAAGCTCATCAACTTGCCAAAATCATCGTCCGTCATATCGTATTGCGCTGCAATAGAATGTATCCAATCAATACAGTCTTGGCCGTCACGGTTTCCGAATTTAAATTTCATAATCATTTGATATTCCAATTCAGAACTTTGTGACAATACACTTTATTGCGAGCCAACTCTAACAACTCCGTAACCGTGTGGGGATGACGTTCCTGTTTCCATCTGGCAACCAAGTCCCGTTTGTTTTGTGCGGTGCGACAAGCCATTATGTCGCGTACATCCTGCTGACGACGCAACCGACTCTGACGTAATTGTTCTTTTACGTCATCATTCATGTTCTGTCATGTACTGCCGTAACCGTAAGATTTCTCCGTTGAGATGACGAATAATTTGCTGCATACGCATCAACTCATCGTAAATCTCTTCCGGAGTCCGGCGCATGAATTTCTCCATAAACCGTCTCTTATGCTCCGACATATGCACGACATTCTGAGCAGTCTCAGTCATTTGACTCTCCACACCCTAATGCCTTCATCACACTTTCGACACACAAACTTCTTACCCAGTTTTAATCCCCACCGGTAATTCAAATTACACACAACTTGCATCGACAAATCCGGTATCACAAAACTGTCCGATACCTCCAATAACGAATACGGATACCGACTCAACCGGCCAGGAGGCTCAACACCCTTCTCAATCTTAAATACTGCGTTCATATAATCTCTCCTATGCCTAACCTAATCATAACATAGTCATAGTCAATAAATCCATAAATCAAAAACAATGAAATTTTTTTGGGGGGAAGTCAGTTGGGGGGCACGTATT